AAAATGGAGAGCAATAACAGCAGCTGAAACAGTTCAAGCTGGTGCTCAACTTTTAGTAAATACAAATGGTGGAGCAGTTACAGTAACATTACCAGCTTCTCCAAGTGCAGGTGATGAAGTTTCATTTATAGATCAAGGATACGATTTTAATACTAACGCATTGACTGTTGGTAGAAATAGTTCAAATATAGCTAATGCAGCTGCGGATTTAGTTGTTAATACACAAGGTGCTGGCTTTAGTTTAGTTTATTCGGGAGACGCTACTACTGGCTGGACATATAGGGAGAAATAATAAATGTCTAATTACGAGGCCACAAAATACGATTTTGATGGAGCTAGCCTTTCAGGTGTTCAAGGAATTGCAACGGCAACTATTATGCCATGGTCTTCTTCGTCAGTACCGTCTGGATTTTTAGAATGTAATGGTGCAAATGTTTCAAGATCAACTTATTCTGATTTATTTGCAGTAATAGGTACAACTTACGGCGCAGGTGATGGTTCAAGCACTTTTGGTCTACCAAATTTACAAGATAACATACCTGTTGGAAAATCTGGTACTAAATCTTTAGCGTCAACTGGTGGAGCAAACACTGTAGCCTCAACTGGAAACGTAGCAGGCTCTACAGCCAATGCAACTTTATCAACAGCGCAACTTGCTTCTCATAATCATGGAGTTACAGGTGCGCGTTTTACTGGAAATAATAACGTTAAAGGAGCTCAAACACAGCAAATTAATGTTAACACACAAAATACAGGATCTGGACAAGGTCATTCACATAACATGTCTGCGACCTTTACAGGAGATGCAACATCTGTTATACAACCTTATTTAACAATAATTTATATTATAAAAACTTAAAGGAGAAAAAATGGCAACTAACGCAAATTGGACAGTAGTATTTGATGATAAAATAATTATTAAAAACTACTCAGAAGGTGCTAATGAAGGTGTAGGGCACAAAATCAACAATGATTCTTTTTGGAACGATTCTAAATGGTCAAATATTTGGGCAATTCAATATGTTTCAGGTAATGAAGATTATAGTGATAGTGTAGAATATAGAGATAATACAGCTCATACTTCATGGACGGCAGCTAACTTAGGAGATTTTAAAACTCAATTTATTGATAAATGGGACGCAGCTCATTTATCTGAATTACAATCTAATTGGGATGAAGATAATGCTGAGAGTGAAACTGAATCTGAAAAAATTACTAGATTAGGTGCAAGACCTACATCTTATTCCTCATAGGAGAATAAATGGCAAATTATGAAGCTACAAGATATGATTACGACGGTGGTAATATCACCGGACTTGTAGGAATTCCAACGGCAACTATTATACCGTGGTCTTCTTCTTCAGTGCCAACAGGTTACTTAGAATGTAATGGTGCGAATGTTTCAAGATCAACTTACGCAACTTTATTTGCAGAAATAGGAACTACTTACGGTGCGGGAGATGGATCAAGTACTTTTGGTTTACCAAATTTACAAGACAACGTAGCACTTGGAAAATCTGGTACTAAAGCTTTAGCATCAACTGGAGGTGCAAACGCAACTGCAAACTCTGGAAATGTTGGTGGATCAACAGCTAATGCAACTTTATCAACAGCGCAACTTGCTTCTCACTCTCATGATGGATTTCAACTTGGTATAGCAGATTCCATGTCTACTCAATATTGGCAAAGATTTAGTCGACAACAAAGATTTCCTTCTACCAATAGCACTGGTTCTGGACAAGGTCACTCTCACAACATGAGTGCTACTTTTACAGGTGATTCAACGTCTGTTGTACAACCTTATTTAACAGTAATTTATATTATAAAAACTTAGGGAGAAATGAACTGTGTCTAATTACGAAGCAACTAAATACGATTTCGACGCCGCAAATCTTACAGGCATTGAATTAATTCCTACTGCAACTATAGTGCCTTGGACTGCTGCTTCTATTCCAACAGGTTTCTTAGAGTGTAATGGTGCGAATGTTTCAAGATCAACTTACGCAACTTTATTTGCAGAAATAGGAACTACTTACGGTTCAGGCGATGGTTCAAGTACTTTTGGTTTACCAGATTTACAAGATAAATGTTGTATTTCAAAATCTGGTACTAAAGCTTTAGGATCAACTGGAGGCGCAAACACTGTAACCGCAACTGGAAATGTTGGTGGTTCTACAGCCAATGCAACATTATCTACGGCTCAACTTGCTTCTCACTCTCATGGAATAGGATCTGGAAGTGGTACACCTGGAGGTGGTAATAACGCTTTAGGATCTGCTCAATCAGGAATAGCTAATACTAATTTACAAAGCACAGGATCTGGACAAGGTCACTCTCACAACATGAGTGCAAACTTTTCTGGTGATGCAACTTCAGTTTTACAACCTTATTTAACATTAATTTATATTATAAAAACGTAATATTAAAATTACCTTAACATCATCCAAGAAGTTAAAATATATTTTTCTCCAGATAAAGGAGGATTACCTCTATGTAGATATGGAAATCCAGCGGGCCAAATAACTATTCTTCCTTTTTTTGGTTTTACTCTTTTTGAAAAATGTAAAAATTCTGTTTCTCCACCCTCTTCAACATCATTTAAGTATATACTAAAAACAAAAGCTCTAGGTTCATTATCAAATCCTTTACCATGTTCAATATGCCAAACGTGATAACCTTCCGTAGGTAAGGTTTTTTGAATTTTTAAAGAAGTAAAATAAAAAGGAACTCCATAAGCATCATCAGCTCCTACATTTTTAACATAATGATTCCAAGCTAAATCAAAATTTAACATTATTGTTTTTAACTCTTCCCACCATACATTCATATTATTTGGTGCTGCAAAGTATTGTTGATCTTGTTTTTGTAAAACAGATGCTTTTTCAAAACCTATTCTATTAATAGTATTATTAAATTTATTTTGATCTTCAAATAATTTAATGGCTTTATCACATTCCTCTGAAAGAATGTAATTATCATAAATTCCTATAAAATTATCTATATTAACTGTTTTATCTTTCATTTAATTTTTTTTTATAGTCAAAATGTTTATGTTGAGAAATATTGAATATTAAACTATATCTGTTTTTTTCTTCTTGAGATGTATCAAATCCATGTAGTATGTGAGGTGGAAATATATAATAATCTCCTGGTTCAGGATTTATTTTTAAATTTAATTCAGGAAGTATTAAATCACATCCTTTTGTTAAATATAAGATTCCATGAAGATCAGGGTGAATATGATAATCTAAACTATCTCCTTTTTTTATTTCATTGCCCCAAGCATTTTCAATAGTATTTTTTTCTAAAAAATGTTCAAATATGTCAGCATGAGTTGTTTGATGTTTATTAATAAGAAAAGTCATAAAATTAATAAAATTAGATTTATTTACAAAATAATTCCAATCCGTCATTCCACCTTTTACGTTTGTATAATTTTCCATTTTTGGATTTAAATTATTTTTTACATCCATCATAAAATTATGAATAAGATCAGGGTAAGGATAATGTCCAAATATAATATTTACTGTTCTTGGATAAGTAATAAATAAAGAATTTTTTTCTTCTGCTAATGGGTTATTTTTATTAAATAAACTAATCATTTTGCGACTTTCATTCTCTGTAAAACTAATATATAAAGCACTATATGCTACAAAAATTAAATTTCAAGCCTGGTTTTAACAAGATGGTCACAGATTCAGGAGCTGAATCTCAATGGGTAGATGGTGATTTTGTTAGATTTAGATATGGATTACCTGAAAAAATAGGTGGTTGGAATCAATTATCTATTGCAGGTGAAACTTTACCTGGAGCAGCACGTGCTCAACACACCTGGACATCTTTAGCTGGTGAAAGATATGCAGCTATTGGAACTTCACAAGGTTTATTTTTATATTACGGAGAACAGTTTTTTGACATTACACCATTAGATACAGCTATTACAGGATGCACATTAACAACTGTTAATGGCTCAAATGTTTTACAAGTTAATAAAGGCTCTCATGGTCTAGAAGTTGGAAGATATGTAACTTTATCTGGCGTAACTGTTACAGGTGCATCAGATTTTACAACAGCAGAATTAGAAAAAGCTTATGAAATTTTAACAGTTGCAACAGTAGATAAATTTACTGTGCAAGCTGTAAGAGCTGAAGGTGGATCAGGTATGACTGCCGCAGGTGCTGCAACTGTTAATCCTTACGTTGAAGTAGGTCCTGTTTTTCAAACCGCAGGTTATGGTTGGAGTACTTCTACATGGAATACTTCTACTTGGGGAACTGAAAGAACTACAAGTTCTGTAATCCTAGATCCAGGAAACTGGAGTCTTGATAACTATGGACAAGTTCTTGTTGCAACAATTAGAGATGGAGAAACTTTTACTTGGAATGCAGGAGCATCAAATGCTAGAACAATTAGAGCGTCTAAATCTACATCAGGTTTTTCAACTTCAGCTAACCCAACTGCATCAAGATTAACTCAAGTATCAGATAGGGATAGACATTTATTTCATTTTGGAACGGAAACAACTATTGGAGATTCTACGACTCAGGATCCAATGTTTATAAGATTTTCAAATCAAGAGGACTTAAATGATTATGCACCAACTGCAGTTAATACTGCAGGTACATTTAGATTAGATAAAGGAAATAGAATTGTTGGAGCAGTATCTGGTAAAGATTATACTTTAGTATTAACCGATAGCTCTGCTTATGTAATTCAATTTGTTGGTCCACCATTTACATTTAGTGTAAGACAAGTTGGTACTAACTGTGGATTGATTGGTCAACACGCATTAAGTTATTCTGATGGTAAAGTATTTTGGATG